CGACGTGATCGCCATGCCGCCAGCCGTGTACCTCACCTCGGCGTCGTTGCCAAGATTTCCGCTCAGCGTGCAGGTGTTCAAACTCTCCGCGCTCATTCGGCACCACCAGCTACCAGGGCAAGCGCCATTATTACAAACACCGCAACAGCGGTAGCGATTGCAGGAAACACCAGCGAGAACGCACCGCCAGTGAAGAGCAACACGAGCGCTTCCACTACGCAAAACGTTAGGAACAACAGACCGACAATGAACAGGCAGGCTGCTATTGTAATGAGCAGAGCGACGCTCTTAACCGCAACACGGTAATCATCTCGCTTGCGCATGCCTACCACCTCACCAGGGTAGACAGCAGGTTTGCCCGCTGGTTCTTGCCCAAGCCCTTCACCTTGCGACCGCTTGCTATGTGCAGCTTCTTCATGAGCGCATCGGCACGGGTCTCGGCGTATCCGGGTAGAGCCGTAATCATCTGCTTGACGTGCATACCCGCAGCAGCTTGATCTCCTTCATCCACAAGCTCAAAGAACTTCTCAAGCGGCAAAGCGCCCTTCTTCAACTGCTCGCGATATTCAGCTCGCCGATGCCTTATCTGCATTCCCTTAGCAAGGTTCTCTTGCCTTTGTTCTTTGGTCAAAATCGGTACCATTTTCGCTATCTCCTGATTCTTACTTGAAATACGTCGGTTGTCGTTTTCAAAACCGCTGGTTTTGCGGTCTGACCATTCTTTTTGTTGGCGGTGGCAAAATTGGCGCCGTTGGCACACCATTGGCACCGTCTCCCTTAAGCTCATCGGTAAACTTGTCGAACACCTCTGCCGCCCTCTGGTCGCGCCCCGGCATGGCGTGCGCGTAAAGCCTAAGCGTGGTCGATTCATTAGCGTGGCCGAAACGCTCGGCGATATCCTTAAGGTTCGCGCCGTTCGCCAGAAGCCACGTGGCATGCGTGTGCCGCAGGCTGTGAAACGTGCATCCGCTTGGAAGCCCTAGACGGTTGCGCAAGCGGGTAAAAGCTTTCGAAACCGTTGTGGGGCGCATGAACGAACCGTTAAAGCTCACCAGCGGCGAGTTCGGCGTGAAGGCTTCGGAAACCGCGTCCTGCAACGCGATGAAGCCGAAAACCGTCTCGAACTCCCGTGCCGTCATAGAAACGTTTCGGCTCTTTCGGCCTTTAGTAACATCCACGCGATCAAGCCCACCGCCGTCAAGTTCGACAATCTTGCCGCATACATGGAGGTACCCAAGCCGCCTAAAAACATCTCGGCGACGCATCGCGCACACCTCGCCAACACGCATGCCCGTATGCAGTGCAAACCACGCGGCGAACGCGTAGGCTGCTTCGCGCATAGTCCTCTCACTCAGCTCATCTGGATGCAGAGAAGCCGTAATGGCCTCGTCAAGCCCTGGATAGTCCCATTCGTCGAGCGCCACGGCTTCGTGCTTTTCCTCGGCAGGCGGCTCCACGTAAAACAGCGGGTTCATCTCGCACACGCCGCTTTTGACCCAATGGTTGTATGCGCCACGCAAGAAGAAATGCACGCTTCGGACGGTGTTGCGGGACAAGCCTTGCCCGCGTTTCTCCTTCGGGAGCAGCAAGCGCGTTTCGAAGTCGCTCAAATCCATTACCGACAACTTGCAGGCAGATTTGCCTTTGAGGTACTTGCCCACATACGAGCGTGCGAACAGGTTCCACCGCTTTACCGTGTAAGGGCTGATGCCTTTCACCTTGCGCTCGGCGATATACGTCTTGAGCAAGTCGGTTATGATGGCGCTCTTTACCTTGCCGCCAGCGGAAAGCTGCGAAATCCAATGGTTCGCTAGCTCTTGAGCCTGCGCCCTCGTTGCCGCTTCGGGGAACTGCCGATATGGGCGAATCTTCGTACCGTCAGGTGCGGTGCCGAGATACGGGCGCGCATACCAAACGCCTTTCGCGTCTTGCTTTACCTCAACGCTCATGGCTTCCGCCCTTGTCATTGATTACCTCGACAGCATCGCCAACGATGTCAGACCACATAACGAGGTCTTCGTAGCTGACTTTCACGCTCTCGCGTTCGCGCTTCTCACATGTCAGGATGCGCCTGCTCATGTCCTGCGAGACCATGCAGAGGTTTTCGAGCACGTGGCGCTTGCCAAGCCTACTCATCGCAATCACCACGCGTAATCGTTACCGTAACGCCAGAGACACCGAACAAATGCGCAAGGAACAACAGGGACACCGTTAGATCTTTTACCGCGCGCTCAATGTCCTCGGTCTTTGCATGTCTTGCTTCGTCCTTGATCTCGAAGCCAAGCTTGACGCTACTCATCCCCATCACCCTCAATCGCGCGGATCATGTTGTCGATGCACTCTCGTGCCTTCTTGAGGTCTTCGATGCCGTTCTTGTCGCGCCATCGCCAGATGTACTTGAACGCGCATGCCTGCATATGGGACACGTACGCTTCGGTTCCAAGCATCGACTCCATTGCCGACTTGCAATCGATGCCGGTGTGCCCAGCGTAATGCGATGGCTTCGTAACGGGATCAAAAGCAGAATCAGTGCTTGCTTCCGTTGCGTAAGTGCAGTCCACAAAACCATCCTCGTCGGTCAGATCGCCGACGCGTTTGACGTATGAAGTCATTCCTTGCCGCCTTTCTTACAGTTGCGCCAGACGCGCAGGCAGTTAACCAGTGTCGGATTCGCCTTGATTGCGAACTCGAAGTTGACGGCATCGGCATCTATGGTTACCGCTTCGGCTCTGATGCCCATATCGCCAAAGAAAGCACGAACGTCGTCAATAAGAACAGGAACCATTCCGTCGGAATCTCGCTTTACCTCAAGCGTGGCGAAGCGTCCCCCTTTATAGATTCCACGACCAACGACAATTGGGTCGGGTGCTTCAATTCCGCATTGGCTCATATAGCGCCGAAGCCACGTGGCATGCATTACGTCCCTAACGGCAATCGGAACGCCGCTTTGAGCGGAAAACTCAAGCAGCCGTGTCGTTTTCCCCGATCCGCGCGTTCCAACGATGCAAATCATTCTTCCTCCTTTGAGCCCAACCACGGATGCGGGAACAGAACCCTTGCGCCGCATCCAGGGCAGTATTTCAAGCTGATAGGTTTGTACGGGTATTCAGGCTCGAACCAGCTGTATTCGCCGCCCCAATCGAACATCAGCTCTTGGCCGCATTTCGAACACGTGAAGCAGTTGCAATCATCGGAAGGCTTGGCAATCCGCAAGCACTGGTCTTCCTCATCCAACACGGTGTCGAACTCTTCTGGAACGAACTCGCACTCTTCGTCAGGCACATACAGCCTGCCGTCGCATTCGATGATGTCGGGATCGCCCTGCGGTTCAACCAGCCGCAAAACACGGCTTTCCCTACTCGCCATCTTCGGCCACCTCCAAAAGCTGCTGGAAATCGACCTCATGGAGAATCTTGTAGAGCTGCGCGACTTGCGGCGATCTCCATGCGGTCATGGCGAAGGGTCGCGCGTCGATATAGTGGTAGTCGTTGCGTTTGATGTGCTCCTGGGCTTCGCGAAGCGTGAGGAACATCGTGTTTTCGGCAATGCGCTCTTCTTTGATTTCAGGGAAGACGGAAGCCCCGATGCTTTCGCAATAGCGCTTAATCACTTCCATCTCGGTCAACCAGCCGTTGTCGCTTATTCCGGCTTCCTTGGCACGCCTTACTGCTTCACTGAGCGTCAATTCCTCAATCAACTCGCCGTCTTCGGAGGTGATGGCCACGTAGTCAATATCCTCGTCTCTGAGCGTCATACGAAGCCTGTGCGTCATCACAACCCAGAACCGCGGGTCTGCTTGTCCGACGTGCGGCTGCGTGTTCATCTCATTTTGCAAAGCGGCAAGAAACTCAATGTCTTCGCGCGTAATCTGTCGCAGCTGAGGTTCTTCCTTAGTCATCGCCGTTCACCTCCGCAATCTCTCGATAATGGCCGCCGAAGCTGTTGTCGAGCCATTCGTTGACCCAGCGATAGAACGCGACGAGAAACGGAATCGAGTTCTTATCATCGGCCCATCCGCAAAAGCCAATGAACCCATCTGAGTTGAACGAAATCGCTTCGCGACCGTTGAAGTACGAA